TGGAGTTGATCCTGATGAGTTATTTAATGAAAAATAAGGAGAAATAAAATGTTATTAAGTAAACTTGGTAAAATAGAAAATGGTAGGATGATAAAGAAGACGAAGGATGAGGCAGGCGATGCCCACATTCGTAGAATAAGCGATATTGAATACCAAGTAATAGTTGAAGGAAAAGTTGTTGGTACTTATAAAGGAGATACAGCAAAGCAGGATGCTGAAGAGGATTTAAAACATAGAGTAGGGGATGCCTACGAACCTACTGCTCCCAAAAACATTGCGGCAGCAAAGAAGATGTCTGTAGCTCAGGGGAAAGCAGCAACGGGAGATAAGAAAAATAAAGGTAAATAAAATGGAACTAAAACGATTTTATAGCACAGAAAGTTTAAGTGAACATATACATGAAACCCCTGAAGGTTTCTTAAAGGGTAGTTATGAAGATTAATAGAAGAAAATTTTGTGAGTGTGGATGTGGTCAAATCGTAAAGAAAAAATTTGCAAAAGGGCATTATGCCAGAGTTAATCCTCCTTCTAAAAAAGGAAGAATTCCTTGGGATAAAGGTTTAACAAAGGAAACAGATCCTAGAGTAGCTCATACTGATGAATCGAAAAATAATATAAAAAAGAATAATGCAAAATATTGGGCTGGGAAGAAAAGAGATACGGAAACAATTGACAAGGTTTCTAAAACAGTTTTCACTTTATGGACGAATCCTGAATATAGAGAAAAACACGAAGGAGAAAATCATCATCTTTGGTCTTATGGGGCTTCTTTACTTCCTTATACCCAAGATTGGACAGAAGATTTAAAGGACTCTATTAGAAAGCGTGATGGATATCAATGTCAGATTTGCCTTTTATCTCAAGAAGATCAAGGAAGAAAATTAGACGTCCATCACGTAGATTACGATAAGGCTAATTGCGATCCTGATAACTTAATTGCTTTATGTGATAGTTGCCATGCTAAAACGGGATTTGGGAATAGGAATCAATGGAAAACTTATTTTCATAATAGGAAAATGATTTGTATCGGAGGAAGGGATTAATGATAAATAGACTTCCATTTTATGCAACAGAAAAATTATCGGAGCATATGTATGAAACCCCTGAAGGATTTCTTGTTTGTACAGATGTGCCGATGTCCCGAATGGGGGAATACACTTATAAAGCAAGTGAAGTACCAGTGGAAGGGAATCAAGATGGTATTGTAAAGATTATTAGAGATGAAGATGCTGTTTTCTCAGATGAGGCAATTAAATCTTTTAATTCAAAGCCAGTAACAATTAATCATCCTAAAGAATTTGTTACGCCTGGAAATTGGAAAGAACTTGCTCACGGCACAATACATAATGCTCGTAGAGGGGAAGGAGAACAAAGTGATTTATTAATTGCTGATTTGGTTATTACCTCAGAAGATGCAATTAAATTGATAAGAGCCGGTTTACGTGAGGTGAGTCTAGGTTATGATGCCCAGTACGAGCAAATCAAACCCGGACTTGGAAAGCAGAAAGAAATTATAGGCAATCATTTGGCCTTAGTTGTTAAGGGAAGAGCTGGAGGAAGGTGTGCAATCATGGATAGTGCTTGCAAGTGTTGCGGTAATTGCATGTGTGGTGAACATAAAAATGACAAGGAGGAAAAAAGTGAAATGAAAACAAAGAAAAGTACTGCTGTAAGGGATGCCCTTTGCAGACTGTTACCCAGTTTAAAGCCTGTTTTTGATTCCGTTAAAGATGAGGATTTGGAAGCAGTTACAATTGGGGCAGAAAATGAAGGAGGTAGTGACCTTGCTGCCGCTCAAGCTGCCGCAGCAGAAGCAAAGGAAGCAGCGGTTCAGGCTGTTGAAGCTGCTAAAGAGGCCGCTGAAGCTGTAGCCAATATTAATCAACCTGAAGTACCTGTTGCTGAAGAGCAAGTTGAAGGTGATGCAGACGAGAGTGATCCTATGGCAGCTTTGAGTGCAAAGATCGATGCTCTTGATATGAAGATTCAGTCTTTGATTGATGCTATTACTGAGGAAGAGGGTGAAGAAAGTCAGGAAGAAGTCGTCAATGAAAATCTGGAAGAGCAGGTTGAAGGCGATGCTGAGGAAGAAGTTGACCCTGAAGCAATGAAGGAAGAGGAAGTGGTCGATGAGGAAGAGTGTGAGAAGAAAGAAATGGGCACTACTGATGCCATGTGGCTGGATACAATCAGTCGTGCTGAGATTCTTTCTCCGGGCATAGTAGCTAGTAAGCCTAAAGCTACAAACCTCAAGAAGACGATCCTCGCAGTAAAAAGGCAGGCTTTAAGCAATGGTATGACGAGGGACCATGCATCCATTATCAAACCCTTGCTTCGTGGCAAGAAAATCGGTTCATTGACGGAAGATGCACTGGACACGATTTTTGTAAGTGCCAGTGAAATGATTGGTCATATCAACAATGGTAGAGTTCACAAAGGTGCTATGCAGGTGAAGGATCTGAGTTCAACGAATCAGCTTGCAGATATTAATAAGAAGAACAAAGAGTTTTGGTCAAATAAAAGAGGTTGTTAACAATTAAATTAAAATTAGGAGGATTTGAATTATGAGTAATGCTTTTGTTTATAGGATGCCCGCAGGTATTGCAGGTGATGTTTCTCGTAAAGAGTTATCTAAGATTGAACCCCAGTTCATGGATTCTGACAATCCTGTTCTTCGTTATGGTGAACCCGTGAAGATTGTTTCTAGTCAGGTTCGCCCTTTCACGACTGGTGATGATGCTGTTGTGCCTTATGGCTTTGGTGTTCGCCCGTATCCGATTCAGGGTACCACGAGTGAAGCACTGGGAACGGCTACCCCTGTTACGACTCAGCCGATCGATGTGTTGAAGAGCGGTTACATGACCGTGAATTGCAAAGCTGGTACGCCTGCATTGAATGGCGCAGTTTATGTACGAGTTGTTGACAGTGGATTATCTACTCAGCCGCTTGGTGGTATTGAAGCCGCAGCAGATAGTGGTGATTGCGTAGCTATTACGGGTTGTATCTTCATGGGTGCAGCAGATTCAGATGGCAATGTAGAGATTGCCTACAACATCTGATCAGGGAAATAACATTTAATGAAATTTTGAATTAGGAGGATTTTGGAAATATGATTACTTATGATGAACAGACCTTAGATAGTACTGGTGCATTTTTAGTTGGAGAGCTGGAGCGTCTTGACCAGACTCTGCATGAGCCTCTTGTCTCTATGACGTGGACTCGTGATATTGATGTTCGTGAAGATGTTACGATTGCTGATGAAACGTCCAGTTTCACGAATTCATCTTTTGCTGCTGCTGGTTCACTGAATTCCAGTGGTAAGAATTTCGTCGGCAAGAACAGCAATGCTATTGCTGGCATCGCATTGGATATTGGTAAGACCGCTAATCCTTTGTATCTGTGGGCAATGGAAATCGGTTATACGATTCCTGAATTGCTTTCTGCACAGCAGTTTGGTCGCCCGGTTGATGCCCAGAAGTTCAAAGGCATGCAGTTGAAGCACCAGATGGATATTGATGAAATGGTTTATATTGGCGATACGGTTGTCGGTCAGTATGGCCTTTTGAATTCCAGTCTGGTCACTGCTGGTTTTGTAGCTGCTGGTACTTCCACTTATACACAGTGGGTTTATAAGACTGCTGATGAAATTCTGAATGATGTAAACAGTTTCATTCAGTTGTCTTGGGCTGCTGCTGGTTATGCCGTATGCCCGTCGAAGCTTCTGCTTCCTCCGGCACAGTTTGCTTATATCACCAGTCAGAAAGTTTCTACTGCTGGCAATGTCTCTATTCTGACCTTCTTGGAAGATAACAGCATTTCTTTGAAAGTCAATGGCAAGAAGCTTGACATTCAGCCTTGCAAATGGTTGACTGGACGTGGTGTCGCTGCTGGTTCTCCGTCTGCTGCTACTGATCGTATGTGCTGCTATACGCAGGACAAAGATCGTGTACGCTTCCCGATGGTTCCTTTACAGAGAACTCCGTTGGAATATCGCAGTCTGTATCAGTTAACCACGTATTTCGGCCGTTTGGGTTGTGTTGAGTTCGTCTATCCAGAATGCATCCGATATGCCGACGGAATATGAGTATGAGAACTTTATTGAGGTGGGAGGCTATTGAATGCTGTAGCCTCTTACTTTGATAAATAAATTTAAACAAAAAGAGAGGATAAGTAAGATGGAAATCACAATTAATATCACAAGAGCAATTTCCATTCCTGATGAAGTTATTGGCCAACGTGACCTTAAAGCAGGGAGTCATATCATTGACGACTCTCTGCTTAGTCACTGGTATTTAAAGAGCTTGAAGGAAAGTGGAATATTGACAATTGTTACAAAGAAAACTCCAAAGAGTCAGGAGAATTTCAAATCCTTGGAGCAGATTCAGGAACTTGAAAAAGCAAAAAAGCAGGTTCAAACGGTAGTTATTACAGGTCCAAAAGTTCCTGAATCAATGCAAGAACCAGAGTTGGTCATTAATCGAGTAGAAGAAAAGAAAGTTGCACCTGTTATTGACAAGCCCACTATTAAGTCCGCTGTCAATGTTCCAGTAATCGAACCCGTTATTGAAAAGCCTGTTGTCGAAGAAAAGAAACCGCTTATCAGACGTAAAAGGAAATAAGCAATGGACATCACAACATTTAGAAATGCATTTCCTGAGTTTACAGATGAAACTAAATATCCAGATGCTATGCTTGAGTTTTGGTATAGTATAGGAGAATCTCTTTTAAATGCTGAACGGTGGGATAGTTTACTAATTCAAGGTTTGTATTTGTTTGTTGCACATAACATAACAATGCAATCAGTTGATGTAAGTAATTCAGATAAAGGCAGGACTCCCGGACAGACTGCAGGAGTGATTACAAACAAAAGTGTTGGTGGTGTTAGTGTTAGTTATGACGCTTCTTCTTCGTATCTTGAGAATGCTGGTAATTTCAATATGACAAAGTATGGCAGGGATTACTGGCAGTTGATGAATATCATAGGCATGGGAGGTTCTCAGGTATGATGCCTTCTTTGACGATTAAGAATGTTATTAAGGAACTTAAACAAGACCTTAAAATCAAAGAGGAAGGTGAATTACTGCGTAATGTGCAGGAGATTGCAAAGATTGGCATTTTTGTTGGCATACCTGAATCAACTACAGAACGGGATGATGACAGTGGTATGAATAATGCTACATTGCTTATGATTCATACAAAAGGTTCTCCATTGAGAGGTTTGCCAGCACGTCCGTTAATCGAACCTGCATTAGAGGATTCTATGAACAGTCAAAGGATTGCCGATGATCTTGCTAAAATATCAGAAGCACTTCTTAATAATAATCCTTCAAAGGCTTTACAGCTCATGGAGAATACAGGGCAAGATGCTGTTAACATAGTTACTGATTGGTTTGATAATCCAATGAATAATTGGCCTCCTGATACAGATGCGACAATAAAAGCTAAGTTAAGAAAAACAAATAAGTCATTGAAGAAAAGAACTACATTGTTTGAAAAGTATAAGGCAGGCGCAAGCAATGTAAATACAACGTTGGTGGACACAGATCAGTTACGAAAGGCCGTAACTTACGTGTTGGGGGATAAGGCGTGATTGACGTTAGTGAAATAATCGAAGATCCGGATTTTGCTCAATCGTTTTATGTGTATCGAAGCACAGGTTCTTTCATTGACGGCATTTGGACAGAATCAACTCCTACGCGAATTCAGATGTATGGAGTT